CATCTACTTTCACTTTAGTGGGCTCATTGAATCCGTGCATGGCGTTCAATTCTTTGATTGCAGCGACTTTCTCGTTAGCCCTTGCATCCAGCCCTTGGGCAATGTCCGCAAGCGCCAAAACGCTCATTTCACGCGTCCATAGGGCTTTTGCGCTCAGCTGATCCCTTAGATGCGCCACTCTCGGGGCTATCTCGGGGTGCCGCATCAGATCACTGGCTTCGTCGTGTATTGTTTTCTCGCTGCTGTTTTTGCAGTCGTATGCTCCACGATAAGCGTCAGCCTGCGTCATCCCGCCTGCTACTGCCTGGGCAAATGCTTCTTGTTTGGCAGTTAACGCCATTGTTCTGAGTCCTTTCGGGTGTTCAGCATGAAATAACCTCTACGTCGTGAGGCATCTTGCGCCCTTGCATTATATCGATCAGGCGTCGTTCTGTCAGCCGGTGGGCTCTGATCATTGTGCGGGCTGGTAAAACGTCAATCGCCGATGCGTAATCCTCAAGCACTGCACGCACGGCCTGAATGCCCGACCCTGACAGTCTTAGCGGTTTTCCTTGAGTGTGTCGCTTGCCTGCTTCTGCCAAAGCTGTAATTGCGTCCATCAGTAGGCCACCAGCATCTTCGAGCACTCCCTCGGTTATGAGCGTCTCCATCAGGTTAACGGCATCGCTACATAGACGCCATGCGTCCTTTGTTGGCTCTGCGGCTGTCTCAAGCTCATGAGCCCCTGCCACATTTTCGTCAGCTGGCTTGTGCGCCACGCTTGAGGAAGCGGCTCAGTAGGGCTTGCGCTGATCTCGTGCATCAGCGTGTATCGCAATTGTGGTTTGTGTTTTCTTTTTTTCATAGCCTACGCCCAATAATCCACCCAACCAAAACACAAAGCAGTCCGGTCATAGTTCGCCCTTTGCTTTCATCTCTTTAAGCCGCTCTAAATACTTATTCTCTGATTCAGATATCAAATCCATTGAAAGTATTTCAAGTCCGGTTGCCTTGTTAAGTATTTGACGCGCCTCGTCCGGGCTGCGCGCCAGCACGTATTTCCCATAAAGCACGCCACCATTCTCTCTAAGCCATTCGCATAAATTGCGGCCTTCGTTGTTATTTTCTCCGGTCATTTGCCAGCCTCCATCAATCGCTGAATAGTCACGTTTAAGGCGTCTGCCTCATCCATCTTGCGTATCGCCCATGCCCTGCGCTGTCCGTGCCATCCCATAAGACTGCCCCTGTGACAGTCCACGCACAATGCAATGCATGTGTACTGTCTGTGCTGCTTAACGTGATGCGCTTCGCTTGGGGCTGGCGCGTCACACACAGAACACGGTAGCGACTTCACGCGCTCAAGATGCGCCCGCTCTTTAGCGTTTAGCTTGTTGAGCATCCGACCTCCACCAGCACACAGCCGCCTTTGATTGGCTCTCCGCGCTTCAAAATCAACGGGTCAAAGTGCTGGTCATCAAGCCCCAGCGCTTGTGAAATGCCGTCTAAATCTGACTTCATAGACGCCAACAGGTTGTCCATGTCACGCCTGCGCTTATCTGGCGGGCAGAATGTCATTTCAATGGGCAGCTTGCCATGCGGTGGCACGTATCCAGTCTTACTCATCTCGACAAGCGTCAAATATCGCGCGTCCACCTTGCGTTTGTCTTTAGCTGAATTTGTCGCCCCCCAATGCCTGCCATTTTTTCGATTCGGATTAAGCGACGAATCTGGCCAAGGTAGTTTAATAATCATTCAATTTCAACTCCATTTTGTGCAGCCCAAGCAAAAACAAACTCGCACAATTCGGAAAATTCCGCTTTGTTTAGCTTGCTGGTTTTGCAGTAAATCACATCAACGCCACGTCCATCTAGCGCGGGTAGCATGTATGCGTCAGATTCGCCACGCGCCCTAAGCCATGCAGCCGTTAAAAGGCGCTTCCATGCGTCAATGTCGTGCTTTGACCCTGCCCATTCTTTTTGCCGCGCTATTTCGCCCAGGCAGGCGTGCAGCAAGCGGTTTTGCTCATCGCTTCGCTTTGCTGGCCGTATCTCAAGCACAAGCGTTCCGCCACCAGCCACCAGCCAGCCCTTTGCATGCGTCCAAGCCTCTTTGAAGGCAGTGTGAGCCTGTTGCGCGTTTAGAAGTTGGAATTTACGGCTGTGCATTTTTCCCACAATCTGTAAGCATCGCGCGGGTTGCAAGCCGCTACACATCGGCCAGTCTTGCTAAAGCACCACCACATGCCAGCTTGTTTTTTAATGCGCGGCTTCATTTGAAGTCATCCTGCTTTTTGTCAATCTCGGCCATAGCACGGCGCAGATATATAGCCATGTCTAACGCCTCTTGGTAGGCATGATCAAGCCACTCACGATGAGAAAGCGGGTTTTCTGCTACTGTCGTGCCGTATTTTTGAATGCCCAGCTTTTGCCGTTTTTCGATGTCAGCGCATACCATCGCCTCAATTCCTGTGCTCATGCTTTTTCTCCTGCTTTTCCAGAAATGCCGCCCGCATTTCTATGGTTTTTTGCTCTGCCTGCGCGAATTTCCCACAGCCGTGCTGTGGCGGATAGTACACGTAGCGCGGCTGGTGTGCGCACATTGCAAATCCGTGTTTCGCCATTTCCCGATTTTCTCGCGGTAGCCAGTGCTGGCAGTTTTGACATTTTTTCATTGTTCATTTTTGAATAAGTCCATTGTATATTTGTCACGTTCCACTTGTGTTTTCTTTTTGCGCTTTTCTATTACAAACATTTTCTTTGCGCATTTGGCTCCATAAGCCAATGCCGCAATAATCAAAAGCGGCTTTAATGTTAATCGGCCACATCTTGCGCATTTCATAAATCATCACCATATTTGCTTTTTGGAGCGCTGCTCAAATTTACTGTTGATTCAGTCCATCGCTGATAGCGGCCTTCAAAATGCACAGCGAAAACGCCAGTCTTTCCGCCTCTTGTTTTCGCCACATCAATCCCGTTTATGGAGTATCCTTCGTGCTGCTCGTGGCTCCACATCAGCAAAACCGCGTCTGCATCTTCTTCGATAGCCCCTGATTCTTTCAAGTCTGAAAGCATAGGCCTGCCAGAACCCCGCTTTGTAACGTCTCGGTTAAGCTGTGACAGCGCCATAATGGTTATATCAAGCTGTTTTGCAAGCGCTTTTAATCCCCTCGATATTTCCTCAAGCTGGTGGTGCCTTGATTTGCTTGAATCACTTGCCGCGCATAGCTGAATATAATCTATAACCAGTAACTTTATGCCATGTTTTCTGACAAGCGTTCTAGCCTTTGATGCGATGTCAGTTAATCGCATTGCGGGCTGCTCATCAAAATAGAATTGCATATTCCGCATCTGGTCTATTGCTTCAGACATGCGGCTATATCCGTCACCGTCTATTTTGCCGGCCTGATAATCGCCATAATCAATGCGCCCTAGATTACACATCGCCCGATCTGTCATCTCTTGGCACGACATTTCCATACTGAACATGGCCGCCGGATGACTGTCTTGGGCGATGTTTAAGCAGATTTGTTCAGCCAGCGAGGATTTGCCAACGCTTGGCCTCGCAGCCAAGATGATGAGCTTTCCACCCTTTAAACCACCAGCAAGGCACTTATCCAGCGATACTAGGCGCGTTTTGATTCCGGGGAATACCTTACCCTCAGCCAAGTCATGAATGCGGTCTATGGCGTTGCTAATGAAGTTTTGAATTGGTTGCGGCTGGCTTATCTGCTTTTTTTGGCCAACAGCCTCAATTGCTGATTGCGCTTGTGCGATTCGGTCATCGACTGAAATGGATTCATCAAACGCCGTGGCTTTGAGTGATGCAACAGCCTCAATCAGTTGGCGCGCACGATACTTTTCAGCAACTTTCTCTGCGTAAGCCCTTGCGTGTCGTGGTGTGCCTGCTGCTTGTGAAAATTCATTTACAACTTGCAGGGTCACACCGCGAAAAGCCACCGCGTCAGCGACTGTCAGCACGTCTACCGGCTTGCCATCTGCTATCAGCGCGGCAATTGCTGCAAACATGAACCCTGCTCGCTGGTCATAGAAAGCCTGCGCGTCAATGATGTCGGAAACGTCATCAAAGCAATCCGGCTTGAGCATGATTGCGCCCAATACTCCAGCCTCGGCCTCTGGCGACCAGGGCAAAACAACTTCGTATTCATCCATGAGCGGCCTCCCTTGTTTTTTCGATGACTTGTTTTTTACCCTTTTCGCTCAGCAGAAAATCAAAGTCACACTCCCAGCCTTCATGCCCGCTTGCCTTGACACCCCTGCCCATCAGGAAGTCGTTTGCTCTTGCTCGGGTGAAGTAAGCGCGAATCCATTCCATAGCCTGTTGCTCATCCTGCGCCCGCGGCTGGCCGTCTGCCCGTTTGCTTGTCAGGACAAATTTCCACATGCCAGCGATTGCTTTCTCGCGCCTGCTGTTCATCAATCGTACTTTTGGCAGTTCTGGCAAAACCTCGTGATACAAGTCCACGATTGCTTGCTTGTCGCATCGTGGCAGTTTGTCGGGTTTCCCGACAGGTACGTTAGTACCTTCTTCTATTATTGGTGTTGGTGTTGGTGTTGGTGTTGGTGGCATTGCATGTGCATTGCCGTGGTTATGCTGCGGCAATGCCACGGCATCTTTAATATCCGATTCTGGCTTATGCCAGCGCTTGTTTGCTTTGTCGCGCTGCTTTTGTTGCTTGTCACGCATAGCAGAAATTTCTCGCTCACAACGCTCATGAGACCATCCATTTTCGTCTGGCCTAAAAAATTCTTTCAGAACGGCCTCTACTTCTGCCACGTGCTGGCGCATACGCACTATTCTGGCAACTTCTGCGGGGTCTTTTGGCAGCGCGCCCTCTCTGAGGTAGTACGCATCTAGCATGCGTCTGTAGGCCAAATCTTCAATTGGCTCAAGATGGCCTGTGTGACTAGCGTAGTCACCCAAATGAAAAGGGTAGTAATTCATTGATCATCCTGTCAAACATCCTAAAAAAAGAACATCGGCGGGCGGTGGATGAATCCGCTTTTCGGGAGCTACCCTAGCCGTGTCTTATTAAATCTTATTACAGCCCCAGCTTTCTGGCAATACGCGCAAAAGCGTCCTGCACCTCTTGAGGTGTTGCCGTTGGGTTTGCTATAAGCCAATGCTTTTTGGCCTGCTCGTACAAGTAATACCGGCTCATTTTTTAGCCCAAAAAAAGGCTAAGGACACACTCTCACCGTTTAGGCGTTGGCGGACTGGTGGGAACCAGCAGAGTGTGTTCTTAGCCTTGTCCAATAAATCCCCGCCAAGGGAACTGTAATTATATCAATAAAACTCAGAAACCGCCATAAATGCGTGCTTCATATCTTTCAACAATGATGTATGCTCTATCCCTAAGATGTCGAGATAGGCGGGGATCGTCGTGTGCTCAATATCTGACCCAAAGCGCAGCTTGCATTCGTTGCGCCATGTGTGTTTGGCATCTTTTATCAATATTTCTGTGCTTTTTTCGCTCAGCTTGCAATCCATTGCCTCAAGTTGTACTTCTTTTATTTTCGACTGAATGACCCTCTTGCCATCCTCGAAGTGGTCGAGAAAATACTGCACACAAATGCCAATTAGCAGCTTGTGCTCTGGCATCAATTGTTCGCGGCCAATAGACGACCGTCGGCGAAGTATCTCGCTTATGCGCAATCCTGTTATTTCTGGTGTTTTTTCGTTTTTCATGTTTCGCCTTTTTAATGCGCTTATTTTCATACCAAAAAGCAATGTTGTGTGATTGTTTTTAACTATCAACTTTTAAACAACGATAGAAATCTTTTTTACACAAGATGCAAAAACAGCATTACAGTAGAGCCATGTCAACAAAACGACATGACGGCCAAGATGCCGGGCTGCAAGGGAATACCTAAGCAGAGTGGACGCCAAGTACCACGACCCGACTAGCCCGAGGGTGAAGGCAAAAGCGCTAGGCCGGGACGTAGCGCTGAAAATCAAAGCATCTTGCGGGGTGTTTTGATTTTTAACAAGGGGATATAAATGGCACTAGATCACGGAATTTTGAACCTTCCACTCAAAGCTCGCGGGAACATCCATGCTGAGCTTGATCGCTACAAAGCAGAAAAGGCGGCAGACAAAAAAGCAGCAGCAAGAGAGCTTGCCGCACTGCACAAAGAGCAGCAGGCTCTTGCCAAACAAAAGCTCGCCGAGATGTCTGACGAACGTGCGCAGCAATTGATGAAGAAGCTCAACATGACGCGCTCCCAGCTAGACAAGGAACTCAATAGCATTGCCCACTGGAGGCCAGCCGTCATCCTGCGAGGCATCTGATTTTTCCCCACTACCCCGATGGCAAAGACTCGGGGGCTATCAAATTAGGGCATCAAGGTTTCGCTGGTATGACCGACAGCCTGCATCAATCGGCCGAGAAGGTGCAACGCTGGCAGTACGCGGGTTCGATTCCCGCATGCCCTAATTTGATGGTGAATGTGCAGGCTGATGCACTGAGATGGCTTGTGGATACAGCGGTCGAATGATTTACATTCGGGTGCCATGACTAATGCCGGGATCAGCTCCGGCCACCATCAACTAATTAAAAGCGTCGTTAGCTCAACCGGATAGAGCAGCGGTTTTCTAGTCCGCAGGCTGGGGGTTCGAGTCCCTCACGACGCACCACACACAGCCCACCAAGAGTGGGTTTTTTTACATGGGAAATTATGAATAAACCAATTGAGAAAGACGTTGTTTTGCACCTGGTTGCAGAATACTCAAGGAAAGACCGGCGGTTCATAAAAGACGTTATCGAGGCCGCTATATACGGCGCGATGAAGGACAGGGAGGAGCTGATGACGAGAGCGGCTGACCTGGAGTGTGCCTTGTCCGTTTCGCTCGCTAGACGAAACAAAAGCACCGATGGCATATTGGTTAACATTTTGAAACGAATAGCCCAACGCGGATTCTTGGCCTGGGAAGATGAAATTGCAAAATTAGAAGGTAAAGCCAAGAATTGATGTCCGAAAATCGGATATAGACACCGTTTAAATCGCAACCACACAGCCCTATTTTGAGGGCTTTTTTTACAGGAGAGGCAAATGCAAGACCCATACGAAGACGACAGCCGTGATTTTTCCGACCGGCTAAACGACTTAATTCCATTTATTGAGGATGACATCGCCGCATGTTTCTACCAGGGCAACACAAGCAAGCCGTTGCCAGCGGTCAAAGAAAAAGGCGCAGTAACTGCAGAAAGCGAAGCGCTTGGCTTGATTTCATATCCGGTATTAGAGGAACTTTTGAAGCAAGTTTTACGCGAATCAAGCTGCCCATGTGTAGAGGAATTGAGAGCGGCGATGGCTCTGGCGATGGCTCTGGCTCTGGCGATGGCTCTGGCTATGGCTCTGGCTATGGCTATGGCTCTGGCTCTGGCTCTGGCTATGGCTCTGGCTCTGGCTATGG